TGTTCTTAGCTGTCAAAGGATTATATGGATTTGGTTTGTTGGCTAGATCGTATGCTCGTTTACCTAGGCTGTTTCTTGCTGTGGCGGCAGTGCCTTGTATTATTTTTCTACCTACTCCTGCTAGAGTCATCAAGAGATCCTCAGGACTGACTGCAGGTTGTTCGAGCCCAGGCTCTATAGGGCGTCCTTGTTCGTCTCTGGGCAAGCTAATGTTCTTGCCGCGATATTCTGCAGGGGGAATATAGCCCTGTGGCATCCAATCTTTCTGCAACTGTCGTCTAACAGCATCAGCGTCTTCGTTTATAAATTCTCTTGCTCTCATGCTAGGCTCATGTTAGGATCTTGAGCAATAGCCACATCAAACTTCTCTAAACCTTTCATGATATGACTGAGCCATGCATCTTTCTCTGTTTTGTCCGATGCTGAGGGTTGCGGCTCTGCGGGTTGTGCTTCTGGTTTAGCTGGCCGTGCAGCTTGCGAGGCCGCAGCATCTTGACGTCTCTGTGCAAGACTCTTTTCAACATTACTCTTACGTTGACCCACACTAGGGTAATCTGGATACTTGGGATCAAAGGGTTCACGCTGATAGGCAATGCTAAAATTATCCCAGGCTTTTTTACGATCATAGCCTAGATCGTAGGCCAAGAATGCACCATAGACATCTGCATCCATTTCATACTTGCGATTCTGACTTGGACTAGCTTTCTTCTTCCAGTAGTCTTTGTTCTTATAGTTGTAGACATGATGTCCTATTTCGTGTCCAATAGTATAGGCTAGGCAGTCATCTGATAAATCCCAGAAACAGCCCAGATCAACTTCAATTATGTTTCTAGTATAGTCTGCTTGAGCCCAAGCACTGATGCCAGTCATGGGCACATCAATCTTGATAGATGCTAGTGCGGGCCTATCTTCTGGGGGCATAACTCGCTGTAATCGGGCATAGATTGATCGACAACGAGCCAACAGTTTCTTTTGGCGATCTCCCCAAATTTTAAAATCTTCAGGCTTCCAGAATATTTGGTCAGCTTTGCTGGTCTTATACCAGGTGTCAGCGTTTACCTTGAGCAGAGAGGGATCCTTGGGCTGATCAAACTGATCATACTCATCTTCCTTGACAGCCCTACGGCGAGCCAAAGCCTCTTCCTCATCACTGTTTAGATCCGAGCTATAGGCTAACCCCTGTAGAGCAGCGCCAATAGGTCCCCCTGTAGCCCAGCGTAGGCCTGTGCCCAGCGTTCTACCCAGGGTGGCCAAACGTCCAGATTTAGGTGCTAGTTTTAAGGGCTCCCAAGCACCTGTTTGAGGATTGCGTATCTCCGCAGCCGCCGCACTGGTAATCTTGTTGGGTTTGACTTGATCGATAGGCACACGCACCTGTGGCTTGCCTGCACCTGATTTAAACTCACGCCCAAACACACCCTCAGCATCACCCTTGCTCCACCATTTGACCTGCCCATTCAAAGGCTCAAAACGTCCCCGCTCTAAGACATGTTTGAGTTCTTCGGGACTCATGTTACGATAAGCATGTGTAACATCAGCAGGTGTAGATGGATAACGCCCGCTCCACTGAGTGACCATGTCTGTAGGGGGTTCTACTAGACGATTGACTTCCGGACCAAAATTGAGTATTTCATATACACGCATAGGAATATTTATCATAGCACAGGCTTTAAAGAAATGTATAATGTGAGTATGGGCTGCTAGACTAAGCCCTCAAGCCGCGAAGCGGTAAAAGCGCGGTAGCGATTAAATAGTGTGTATGACACCGCAAGAACAAACTAACTGGATTTGGACACACCTTGAAAGTGTGGCTTATCTACACTATCCTAATAAACCCGAACTGCAACGTGCATGGATCACGGGCTTTATGCTGAGTCATATACGCGAAGGGCTCCAAGCCGATAGCCTAAACCAAACTAGACTGTTACGTGCGCTAGATGCCGCAGAACAACGAGCACGACAATTGAACCAAAGGATGCAGTAAGATATGACACAACAGAGCCTAGACCAAATCATGCAGTTGAGCAGGGAAGAACTAGAGCAGATGACTCAAGAGCGGATCGATCAATGGACGGAACAAGAACAACAGTGGTTGATGTCATGGCAAAGAGCAGTGCTAGAACAACGAGGACTAGTGCTAATGGATAATCCCTTATGGCCCAAACAATGAATAAGGCTATTGGCCCCGCTGTTAAACCCTCTAGATATCGTTATCTTTGGTACGATCCTAGCGTAAAGATGCGCCGGGAAGATTGGATCTATATAGCTGTATTGTTGGGCACAAGTGTAGCGGCATTTGATTTGGGCCTGCTCATAGGTTGGATCTGGACTAGACTACTGTGATCTATACAGTGGCCCCGCTGCGGTCATAGCGTATATATGTGCATGTGCGCGGCGTGGGGCAGGGTTTAGAGGGGAGAATGGCAGGAGAATGGCGGGGGAATGGCAGGAGAATGGCGAGGTTGAGTAACCATTTAAACTATGCCAATCTGCCTGATACCCGGAAAATTTTTATCTACCGTTAGGATCCTACCACCAACCTAGATTATGAATCTTTACCTAGGTTCGGCCACACTTTATCACACTTTATCACACTTTTCAGTACTTTTTTGATCATATGGCCCCGCTGCGCGGCACCTATACGCAAGGTGGGAAGATCTAGATCACACTTTGCACTATACACTAGTACGGCTCACACTGTGTTTAATACTAGTTAACAGCTAGAACCGTTAAATACTCTTGTCAACTACTCTAGGTTTAATATATGATCATAAGCAAAGCTCTTATACGACTGCCAGAACATGAAGTCAGTGTTCAAATTGAAGACACTGGGCGTATAGTACTATTTAAACAGCGATCTAGTACCAATCAATGTGACTTTGCTGTTTTTCAAAGCGGACAAGGTGTTGAAGCTAGTGAATGGGTACATGAGCCCTTGCCCAGTGTACACTATCAAATTACCACAGCTGACGGTGAACAACTACTCTAATACTAGTACTCGACACTGACTTGACACTGTGCCTGTTTGAGCTTACAATATGAGCATGAAAAGAACAGCACGATCCGATTCCAATTACGTAATCTATGCCGCAGAACACAATGGGTCTGCTTACATTGGTTTGACTCGCAAGGGCAAGGTCAGTGTGCGCAAGGCTGTAAAAGAGCGGTGGCGCCGGCATATCAGTCGTGCTCGTTGCGAAGATCGCGATTGGGTTCTGTATCGTTACATTACTGCGGGTAATTGGGACGGTTGGACACACGAGATCATCTGCGTTATACGGGGGCGGGCTGAGGCCTATGCTTACGAGCGGCATTTGGTTAAACTATTTGCTACAGAATTGAACGATCAGTACTTATAACCCGCCGGTTGACAGGGTCTTGGCTCTGTGCTATACTAGAGGCTAAGTTAAACACAAGGAGCGACACTGATGTTCAAACTGTTAAGTACTGCCAATCCTAAGATCCAAAAGGGCACCAAATTAGGCTATTTGAGCTTTATCCTGCACCTTGCTCCTGCTGATCTTAGTGGTAAGGAGACTTGCCCTAAGCGGACAGCTGGTTGCACGAGTGCATGCCTTAATACTGCCGGGCGCGGTGGCATGTTCCGTAAGGGTGAAACGACCAATGTGATCCAGCAGGCTCGTATACGCAAGACTCGTTACTTCTTTGAGGATAGAGATGCCTTTATGGAGGACTTGGTCAGTGACATTATGCGGGCGGTTAATTTTGCACGACGCAAGGGCTTGACTCCCGTGTTCCGCTTGAATGGTACTAGCGACTTGAGCTGGGAGAAGTATCCCACTCGCTACGGTGCCAAGAACATCTTTGATCAGTTTCCTACACTACAGTTCTACGACTACACCAAAGTGTTGGGTCGTAAGGTTGCAGATATTCCCAACTACCACTTGACGTTCAGTGCCGCAGATGGTAACGAAGCTGACGTGCAGAAGGCTATTAATGCAGGCATGAATGTCACAGTCGTGTTTGACAAGATCCCTGCAGAGTACATGGGCAAGCCTGTGTTCAATGCAGACGAGACAGACCTGCGCTTCCTGGATCCCAAGGGCGTGGTCCTGGGCTTGAAGGCCAAAGGTCGTGCCAAAAAGGACACTACAGGTTTTGTGCGCCGTACTATTATGATGAAGGTCGCATAATGAAATTAGATACCAACGAAGTACTACAGTGGATCGGCGCTGTGGGAATTATAGGGGGCCACTCTTGTAATGCTATTGGCAACTCTCTATTGCTCGCAGGCACTGGTCCTAGTATGTTTCCTTATGCTATCCCTTCATTCTTTCTAGGAACCTTGTGTTTCTTTGTGTGGACTATACGTGTGGCAAATAAACCACAGATGTTAGTTAACGTTGTAGCATTAGCCCTAGGTGTAGTAGGGTTATATAACGCATGGCTGCTATAGGCCCCGCTGTTAAGCAGCCTAGAAACCCTACGGTTGACTGGGATATCGAATCTATTGTACAATACAGACACTTAAACAAAGGAGCACACTATGGACATCAAGCAAATCAACTCTGCTATCATGTTTGGCACTTGGACTGATATTGAGCTTCGTAGCATGATCGATGCAATCAAATGGAATCGAAGCCAGCTACAGAAACAGATCAAACGTTCGTTGGCCCTAGGTGACACTGTCTCCTTTACCAGCTCTAAGAATGGTGTAACCTATCAGGGCACGGTGAACAAGATTGCTCAGAAGTATGTGACCGTTAACACTGCCCAGGGCCTGTGGAAGGTGCCTGCTAACATGTTGGAGGTGGTATAATGTATACCGTAGAGGTTTATAAGCGGGATGCTCGTACTCGAAAGGGCGAGCGCCTGTATCACAAGGCAGACTATGATACTGACAATCTCAGCATCCTAGAGCATACTGTCAAACACACATGGCGGGCCAGCCAAGGCTTCCGTTATGAAATCCACGAGACCTATGTCAAGCGGACCAACTTAATAGGTGGCGCAGAGTTTGTAGAGCGGTACGATACGCCCTACTATTGCTCACCAAGTTCCGAGACCTACTGGTCAATGTAAGATCGCTCCGGCACCCCCCAGCCATACGCCCTGCAACACGCCTGGGTAGTCGCTGGGGGCTCTGCTTGGCCCTGTTACAGATCCGACAGGCACCCTCGACGTCCACCCCCCTCTGTTCGACTGTTCTATTGTATGATCTTTGGGCTAGGCTGTCAACAGCGCCGTGGAATAACCCTACGGGATGGTCTAGTACTAAAGTTGCAGTTGACATTTTGGACCCTTTGCGCTATAATACATTTTTAACAGGAGCTAACATGCGTAAACTTGCACAAACACATTTTGTAAAACTACAGTTTTTAATGCTAAAAACTACAGAAGATTATATTAATTGTTTTATAACAGATACAGCAGAACGTAGTAGTTTGCCCATGTACGCAAAGGACGTACAGCATAACATTAATGCTTTAGTACAGTTTACACAAGACAAACATGTACAAGAATTACACAATAGTATTATGTTGCAGGACACTATAGTACGCGAGCACTACATTGAGGTGCTCCGTTACATAGAAAATAATAATTTAATTCCTGCTTACAACTTCTGTTGCAAATAAACTAATAACCCTACAACACGTAGGGTTTTTTAATTTTGACTTGACATTTTGGACTAAGTGCGCTATAATATGTTTTTTAGTTAGGAGCGTGTATGTTTACAAATTGTGTTGCAAAAGCAAAATTGCAGTTTAACAAAAAACTTAAAACCTATAAATTAATTGTAGCGTTTGTTAATAATAACGATAGTATTACACAACGCAATGCAAGTTTTGTTAGCGGAGATATGTGTGCTGAAACTTTAAGCACAGATATTGTGCGTGTTTTGCACAATGCACAGCAAACTCTACGCACTAAAAATATTGTAATAGTAGAGTAAATTAGTCTACTAATACATAGCGCATTTGACTTTTTGAGCTAAGTGCGCTATAATTAGTTTTTTAAGAGGAGCACACATGTTAGAGATTACAAAAACCGGTGACAACAGTTTTTTTGCACAAAACAACGACATCCGCAACTGCGAGGCAATTGTGTTTGCAGAAGCAGTACGCACAGGTCGTACAATGTTGCAAGTTATTAATTATGTCTTAGAGGAAGACGACAGCGACACTAATTTGCTGTGCGCTTGTGAGACACTACAAGAAGAGATAGTTAATGCTTACACTAAGCAAATTATTTTTAGCTACTTAGACAATGAGGCTGCAAAATTTGACCCTATGCGCTAAAGGGCTAATACATAGCGCACTTGACATTTTGGACTAAGTGCGCTATAATATGTTTTTTAGTTAGGAGCAGAGATGAAGCAACTAATTTTGCAAAAGCTATTTGAGGCGGAACAGCTAGTGTTAAGCAAAGCAAAAGTAGACGGACTTACGCTAGACGAAGCGGAGTTAAACGACGCAAGCGCAGAGGGGTGCTTTGAAGAGATACGCGAAAAATTTAGTATGTTAGCACAAGCAGTTGACTACTACATAGATTGAGTGTATAATATGTTTTTTACACAGAAGGAGCGATAGATGTTAAAAGTAAAAAAAGCACATTGGTCTGCAGTAAACGGCACTAGTTTGCAAGGCTATGCAGACGCAGATTATGCTACACTTGTAGAAGTGTTTGGCAAGGAGCATAGTGACGGCGACGGCTACAAGGTGGACGCTGAATGGGACTTACAATTTAGCAACGGCGTGGTTGCTACAATTTACAATTACAAAGACGGCGTTAACTACTGCGGCGAAGACGGCTTGCTTGTAGAAGACATTACAGACTGGCACATAGGTGGCAAGAGCAGACTTGCGGAGCAGACTGTTAACGACTACATTGCACAGCACTACGCAAAACAAAAAACCTTAACAGCATAAGGGCTATAGTGTAGCACACTTGACAAAATGAGCGTGCTATGCTATACTACACACTTAAACACTTAGGAGCAAACAATGCAAGCAACACAGTTTAATGTTAGCAACAAGCTGACACTTGTAGGCGTAGAACAAAATGACGACACTACTGTAACAGAATACAAGTGCAAAGTAAAAGTGCAACTAGCAGGCGACAGTATATGGGACTGTAAACTTAAGACAGTTACTATTACAGGCATTAGCATTGCAGAGGAAGACTTTGGCGATGGCGACACTTGCATACACATAGGTGTTGTACACACAGGTGGTAATGGCAGCTGGCGCTTGTACACAGACACAGGCTTTGCAGATGTTGTTAGCGACTTGCTAGGTACTACTGTTAGCTACACAGAGCAGGGTATGCAAGACGACGGCTATGCTAGCATGGAGCTGTAAAACAACAAACTACTTGACAGTATAGCATTTTGGTGCTATACTGTTTTTTTATGTGTAAATTAATAGGAGCGAAACTATGTTTACAAAAACAACTGCTAGTGTTGCAACAGTAAAGCAATTTGTTAGAAGCATTGCGGATATTACATATACGGACGGCTATTACAGACGCATATGGCAGGATATGTGCAAAGCGGATACAACTAAACGCTACTTGGTGTTTAGGTTTTGGAATAGCGCAGAAGCAGACAAAGTAGCAAAGGAACTAGAGTGGTACTTGTTTGCTATGGGCTATGACAACAAGGTTAAGCGTACAAGCAAAGCTAGTTGCTACTATAGCAGAAGCGAAGGCGGCGAGTACGTGCGTGTTAAAGCAGTTTTTTAAGGAGCGACAATGACAAAAGAGACAGCACAGTTTTTGCTAGACATTGTATGGGAGCAGATAGCAGACGCGGAGGCGTATGTTAGCACTGACGACGATGAGGACGGTGTGTACAGCGACAGGCTAGTGCAACTGGTACAAGCAGAACAAGCATTGCTTGAAGTGTAATAACACTACAGCGCACAGGGTCTTTGATTGACGCTGTGCGCTTTTTGCGTTATAATACACACATAGCAACAAAGGAGCGAGCGATGAAAGACTACATTGTTTACACTTGCGAAGGTGTGCTGATCCTAGCAGCCCCTAACTTGGAAACAGCCTATGAGTTGGCTAACGAGTGGGAACTGGAGTTTGAGAGCATTGAGCTAGCTGAACGTCTTAACTAAGGAGCAAGTATGACAGAAGCTGACTACAAGAAGCTAGAAGCCCTAGCTACTCTCAACGATGCTATTAGTCAAATTTATAACATCCCGGGAGATCGTTGGCAACTAGCTTACGATGTGCTAGAAGCCGTATTGAGTAACTTAAAGATTGAGGAGCCCCAATGATTACAGCAGAAACACTACAGCGTCTTATCGCATACAATGCCCCTACCCTTAACTCTATGGCCCGTGCTAACGGCTACAAGGGCCCTGCCTTTAGCTCTTGCAAGTTTCTGGGCATAAGCAATGGCGGACAGTTTGTCTACATGGCAGTATTCCTCGTAGAAGGCGGTACAGATAGTACTAAAGTGTACGTCACTTATGAGGCAGGAAATATTACAGCAGAGGTTGACAAAGTAGAGGTTTGGGCTTATAATTAACAAATACTAACAAGGAGCGAACCATGTTAAACATCAGCAAAATTGCAAAAGTCTACAACGGTCGAATTGGTTGTATGTGCGGCTGCAAAGGCAAATACAGTTACACAGTACACGGGGCAGTAGAAGACGCACCGGGCTATGATGTAAGCGACAGCGTCAACGAACGTAGTGTGCGCATTATTGCAAAGAAGGTGCTTGCAAACCCAAATGCAAAGTGGGAAGACAATTTGGTCTATGTAGAGGACCGTGCCGCTAACAAAATTCAAGTTGTGTTTTTTAAGGAGCAAGCATGAAAGTATCTGAGCTGATTGAAGAGTTGCAGTACTTGGACCCTGAGGCAGAAGTCCACTTCTCATACAATTATGGCGACCACTGGCGCACAGAGGTTGCCCCTAAGGTCACTAATGTGCATGAAGGTGTTGTGACATATAGCGAGTACCACCGCATGGACAAAGTAGCCGATGAGGACTACGACGACGAAGACGAAGTGGAAGTTAAAAACCAACGCCGGGTTGTAATTATTGAATAACCCGTAGGACTGAAGGGGATTTGACAAAAGTCTCCTTTGGTGCTACAATAGAAACAGTTAGAAAGCAAGGCGGTCCTCAAATGTAAGAACCCACGCAGAAATGCAAAAAGGGTTGTAACCAAGGGACACGAAGCGGGTTTGCGAGACCCGGCCTAAGCAAAACCAACTAGGAGCGAGCATGAAGATCACAATCACAATCCCCAAAGAAGCAGTAGAAGTAGTCAAGATCATGGCCAAAGAGGCCACGGGCAAGAAGCCCTCTAAGAAACAGCTGATCGAGTTCTTTGTCACTGACATCGAGGGTGTCTATGGCGACACTTTCGAAGACGGTATTGAAGATGCTGTTGAATGTTACTTCTGTTGACAGGGTCTTTATTTGGTGTTATAATTAAGGCTTAAACACACACAGGAGCAAACAAAATGGCTACACGATCAACTATTGCACTTGAATTTGCAGACGGTACAGTTGGCATGATCTACTGTCACTGGGACGGTTACTTGGATAACAACGGCGCTATCCTGCGCGAGCACTACATGGACCCATTCAAAGTGCGTGAGCTGATTGACTTGGGTGACCTGTCTAGCCTGCGCCCACAGCTGGGCACACGGCATCCTTTCAGCTCAATTGGCACTATGGACTCCGCTGAGTACGACAAGCTCTACGGCGATATGTGTACCTTCTACGGACGCGATCGCGGCGAGACTAACGTCAATGCTCGCTATTTTAAGAACTTTGAGGAATATGCACGAGAGCACCAGCGTGAGGAATACGAATACATCCTGCGCAACGTCAACGGCAATGCTCAGTGGTTTGTTGAAATGTATGGCTGTGACGGTGAGTATTTGACCCTTGAGGATGCCTTTGAGTTCCAAGCAGCTCGCGAAAAGGAAGAAGTATGACAGGATTCCAAAGCAAACGGGCTTCGGCCCGTGACAAACTCAAGGAGCACGGTATGAAACGAGTTATTGTTGAAACAGTATTGATTCAGGAACTTGAAGTACCCGATGACTGGGAACGCGAACACGTCTTCGACTTCCTGGGCGAGTACCAATCATTCCGCACCGCATTCCAAGGTGTGAGCAATGAGGATCAAACAGCCCGCATCGTTGATCTTAGTGTTGCGGACGAAGAAGTTAAAGAAATGGGCGAGGAGGCCTTTGATGACTAAAGTAGCAGAACTAGCCTATGACATTGAACAGCTATACATTGAGGGTTACGGTCCTAAGAGCATTGCTGTCCAACTAGGTTGTCCGATTGAAACGGTCTATGAGTGGATTAAGAGTGTAGGCTGCGAAGAGGATTATGATCCTCATAATACCGTTAACAGTTAACGTTGTATCTATGCCACAAACCCTGTATAGCCCTACGGTTGACAGGGTTTTGTTTTGGCTATATAATAGCGGTATGATGAATAAGAAACCCACTCCAAAAAAGCACAGAGAGCACTTTGTTCTCTTCTGTACTGGCACGCCCTTTAAGCCTAAGCGTGTGGAACTTAAGACACGCTATCAACGCAACCCTAAGCACAAAGGAAAAGACAATGATTGAGATCACCCTAAATGGCTTGAACAAGCGCCAGCAAGTCCTTGCAGACATCCTGTGGAGCTTTGAAGAATGGCCTGAAGTGGATAGGTTTATCAAATCCCTACCCAAGCGTGAACGAGCTGAAGCAGAGGGCATCGTTGAGATGATGCGTTTGGAATTGGTAGAGGGCTATCGACAAGAAATGGGCATTACTGATAACCCTGAAGCTGACCAGGTTATTAGCAAGTTCCGGTTGACTAAGTGAGCTTTTGGACTTATAATTAAGGCTTAAACACACACAGGAGCAACGATGAATATCAGCACACTTGAAGCCTATGTAGATCAACAAAACAAATGGTCTGCTATGTTTAACAAGAACTACAAACCTCTGAGCTTGCTCAACGCACAAGATCGTCAGCGTATCGCAGAGATGATTGACTGTGCCCTAAGCCCAGAGAACTTGAGCTGTGATGGTGAACTGCCTACTGCGGAGGTTAACCGTCGCTACCGCCATCTTACTCGTTGTGCTCAGGAACTGCTGAGCATTGACCCTACTGTTCAAATTTACGAATTCAACTAAGGAGCAAACATGCCTAATTGGTGCAACAACACAGTGACTATCAGCCACGAGGACCCTGCTATGATTGAGCGGGTGCGTAAGGCATTTAACGAGGGCAGACTGCTGGATGAATTTATTCCTGTGCCCAAAGACCTACACATTGTGGCAGGCCGTGTAGGTGCTGACGACAACCCTGAGCAGATCGCTCTTGAGGCCGCAGAGAAGAGCAACCGCGAGAAGTATGGATACTCTACTTGGTATGACTTCTGTGTCAACGAGTGGGGCACTAAGTGGGATGTAGGCGCTGATGGTCAAGAGGCTATTGACAACGGCAACAACACACTGAGCCTGAACTTCGATAGTGCCTGGGCTCCTCCTGTTAATGCTTACGAGAAGTTGATTGAGATGGGCTTTAAGATCCTTGCCTACTACTATGAGCCTGGCATGGCCTTTGCTGGCAAGTGGGAAGATGGCAATGATGACTACTACGAGTATGGTGGTATGTCAGCAGACGAAATTGCCAACACACTGCCCGATGACTTAGACGAGTGCTTCGGTATCAGTGAAGATGTAGCAATGTGGGAAGAAGAAAACAAGGAAGAAGAAAATGAAAACTAATCGAGAAAAGAATACAGCATACGATCGATCCCAAAGGGATCGAGTGCGACCTAAACGAGGCAACTACGATTGGGAATCCCTTGATGCAGTAATCCGCCTTTGGGCAAAGGACAGCCGTGAGCGTTCTACACTTCAATTCAAGACCTTGGACAGTATTTGATCCGGGCAATAAGGAACATCGTCACTGGTATAACCAATTTGTTATACAGGGTGGCTGGGGGCGGTGTCCTTACCGGTTCATTGTGCCCGAAGATCATGGGGATTTGATTACCATGTGCCAACGAGCTCTAGTCAAATGGTATGTAGACAACGAGTTCAACAGTGTGGCAAAAAAACAACACACTCTGGTTAACCAAAATGTTAAAAAAACGGTTGACAAAGTGAGTAAAAGGACATACAATAGAGTTAAGTTGGTAACAACCACCAACCTAAACACACAGTAACTTTTGAAAGGCAATTATTATGGCTACAGATAAACTCTTTAATGTTGTTGGCGTTTCTAAACTCAACGGTGAGTACAAGGTGCGCTTTGCGACTGATGTAATGCGAGTCAAGGTGCTCGCCAAACACGGTCACGAAGACATTCGTCTTGCTGAGTTGGACAAGCCTATGACCAAGTATGATGGTGTTAAGGCTATCCAGAGCATGGATGAGTTCAAGGATGCGGCTGCTCAGTCAGCTATCGCCGACTACCTCGACGAGAAAGCACCTAAGGCTCCTAAAGCCAAGGCAGGCCCCGCTGTCAAGGCCCCAGCTAAGGCCACTAAGGTCAAAGCACCTGCAAAGGCCACAGTGCCTGCAACTGAGGACGAAGACGCTCCTTTCTAATTATAACTAAATGCCCGGGTGCAATGCCCGGGCTATCTAATCGATATGACCTGGGAACTCTACGAAGTTTGGGCTCGACACACAGACGGGTTTGAAGAATTGGTAATCACTACCAAAGATCTCAATGAAGCAAAGAACGAAGCTAAGGTAACACTAGATGAGGAATCGGTAGACGAGTGCATCATTTACCGTGAAACCGAAGATGGTGACACTGAAGAAATAAGTAGACTATACAAGGGCCTCTAGCTCATGTTGGTTAGAGCAGTGGACTCATAATCCATTGGTGCGCGGTTCGACTCCGCGGGGGCCCACCAACCCTGGCCATAGTTCAATGGATAGAACAGTAGCCTTCTAAGCTATTAATCCAGGTTCGATTCCTGGTGGCCGGACCAAATAGCCCTGCAGTTGACAGGGCTTCTTTTTGGCTATATAATACACTTACACAGAAGGAGAAGTGTATGGCAGAAGTCAAAGTTACCCAGCTATTCAAAGTCCAAATGACTGAATACGAAAGAGGATGGGGCCAACGCGATATGGGCACCAAGTTCTTCGACAACGAGCTAGAAGCCAAACGGTTCTGCGATGAGTACAACAAGGACGCAGGAGATCCTGACTGCTACTATCGCGCTTCCTATAGCAAAGTGGCTTGACAGCCCGGGTCCAAAGTGCTATAATACACACATGAACAAAACATTCGATCAAGTTTTTAGACAAGTCTATAAGGACATGACAATGATTACAGAAAAGACCCGTGAGAACTACGATCAACGACATGGCGGTGCCTTTGACCGTGGTGCCGCAGACAGTTATTATCAGCGTGGCCGCACTCCCCACATGTATGAGGGCGGTACAGGCACTAGCCGCAGGATTGAACAGGCGGAGATGACACCCGCTGAAGTACAGGCCTACATCGCAGGCTATCAGTGGAACGAGCAGTTCGGCGATAAGAAAAGCTGGGATTGACACCCAGGGCCCAAAGTGCTATAATAGACACATACACACTAAGGAGCGAACCTAATGCGTACACAAACCAACAAGCTGATCGACATGATGGACGAGGGCATCATCAGTGCCCAAGCTGTTGCAGAAATGGCCTTGTCCTACATGAGCGAGGACGATGTAGCGGACATGATGCGAGCTAACGATATCCTGGACGAGGAAGAAGACGAGTACGACGGTCAGCCCGACGAAGCCCAAGAGTGGCACGACTTTGATCCTGATTGCTAAGAAGGTGGGGTTGACAGAGCCCGCCCAAAGTGCTATAATCGACGCATACAGTAAACAAACAGGAGCGAAAGATGCAGTTACTGATCACTACGCAATACCAGGAAAACTACGGTGCCCACGATTGGGACGGCACTGGTGCTTGCCCTCAGTACTGGAAGTTCAAAGGCGGTCAGGATTATAAGTATGACCTAGGCCCTGCAGGCCGCTCCCAAGAAGCACTCACTGAGTTGGTCATGGCCCTGCGCCCCCAGATCGAAGAAGACAACGACTATGTTCGCAACCACATCATTGATTGGCGTGTGGTTGGTGATGATTACCTCACAGAGTTTGAGCGTGATCAATTGGACTGGGAAGGGCGCATCACCTTCCCCGCCCGCAAGCTCTCCTTGGAGACAGCATGAACAGCATTCTTAATGCTTTTTTACTAACCATTGAGCTTTGGATCTTTTTGGCTGTCCTGTTGACAGCCCTAGTGATCGAAGCTATAATTAAGGCTTAAACACACACAGGAGCGAAACTTATGACTACAGCAACACAAGAGTTCAATGCGGCACTGGTACAAGATGCCTGCAACGAAGCCGCAATCCAAGCCCGTACAGCCGCCAAAGACTTCTTCCAGAAGCACGGTGATCGTGACCTATGCGGCTTTGCCTGGGTCAACGTCTGGGGTGTGCGTTCAAACAGCCGCTTGGGCAAGACACTACAATCATTTGGTTTCCGCAAGAGCTACGATGGTAGCCTCCAACTGTGGAACCCAGCAGGTGCAATGACACAGAGTGTCAGCATCGTAGAAGCAGGTGCCGAAGCCTACGCTCGGGTGCTGACAGAAAAGCTGGGCATCAAAGCCTACGCAGGTAGCCGATTGGATTGACCTACAGGGCGCAAGCCCTTATAATAGAGTTTTAATTAATCAAGGAGCGACATGCCTAAAGTAATCACAGTTGACAACCTGCCCAGCAAAACAGAAGTGCGCAGTTTGGCCACAGACACTAGTCTAGAACGCAAGAAAGAATTGGCACTGGCCAATCAAACAGACGAAGAAATCATGACCCGTCTAGCTGATCGTTTTGAGATCCTAGAGGACATGACACGTGCCTGTAAAGGCGGCAAGGTTCGTGCCATGATCGTAACAGGCCCTCCAGGTGTGGGCAAGAGTTACGGTGTTGAGCGAGTACTAAGCAAGCACGATGTGTTCGCTGATGTTGCCAACGATGGCAAGCTCAAAAAGTACGAAGTGGTCAAGGGCGCGATGTCAGCGATTGGCCTGTACAAGAAGCTGTATGAGTTCAGTGATCGCAAGAGCATACTGGTGTTCGATGACTGTGATTCAGTACTGCTGGACGACCTTAGCCTTAACATCCTAAAGGCTGCGCTAGACACTAGTAAGAAGCGTACCATACATTGGAACACGGACAGCCGCTTGCTACGTCAAGAGGGTGTGCCCAACTCATTCGAGTTCAATGGTGGCTGCATCTTTATCACCAACATCAAGTTCGATCACGTGCGCTCAAAGAAGCTTAAGGATCACTTGGAAGCCATTGAAAGCCGTTGCCATTACTTGGATCTAACCATTGATACAACACGTGAGAAGCTGTTGCGCATACGACAAGTTGTACGTGACTGTGGCATGTTGGATGCATATGATCTAGAGGATGCAGCCAAGGCAGAGGTAGTAGAGTTTGTAGAAGCTAACAAGGATCAACTGCGCGAGCTAAGCCTGCGCATGGTGCTTAAGATAGCAGACCTGCGTGTTAGCTTCCCCCACAAGTGGGCTAGCGTAGCCGCAGTAACATGTATGCGCGGCAGCGGCGCATAAGGTTAACAGGATCAGCCCTAGTCCGATTCGCTCCCGGCCGCTGACTCTGTTCATCCCCTGACATAAATCCGATTCGCTCCCGGTGGTCAGGGGATTTTTTTTGACCTCGGGGTGGGAAAAAGAAATTGAAATGGTTGAGGGGGTCGGGGCATATAGATATTATTATCCTACAAACTGCTAAAAGCGCATGGGTACCGAGGTTAAAATCACCCCACTAAACGCCAAGTACTTCTTTTATTATTTTCGCGCGGCTATTTTTTTTGACCCTAGGACCCATTCTGCCCTAGCCGATCCCCCACCAAATCCCTAAGTACTTGCCAAATTTTTTTTGCGCGGTATTTTTTTATCAGTGCAGACCCATTCTGGGCTCTTATTTAAGATAGCCTTTTAACCCCACAGTAAACTGAGGTTGTCCTTGTCCGTGTATAGGTGTACTCACGCCTGCGTTTGCAGTCCAATCTTTACTCAAGGTTTTTTCCAAATTTAGACCAGCACTATTCGCACCCTGTTGATTACGATTAACTGCTACTCCTGCTCTAACTCCATTGTCAAATTGATGTTGATATGCCAACTGTTGTGCATTCTGCCCAAGGTCCGCAGTCCACTTACTGCCACTTTGATTGTCCAATTCTGCTCGCATTGATGGAGCCATATAGTTGTCAGGGCCACTGCCTAAACTTGCTCCAATACTCAAATCTGTACCTGCCACACGGCGTGTACCTGCGGTTTTGTTCCAGTCTACAGGTGTAGCCATTGGGTCTATACTAGCGGGTGCGCTTTTTGTTCCAGTATCGCTTTTTGTTCCAGTATCACTTTTTGTTACGGGCTTTTTCCAAGCTACTGCTGTGTCATGTTTGCTGTTTGCTTCGTCTTTGTCTGTTGGACCTTCACCACGAGTTTTAGATCGATCAATTATGCCTTGTACAGTGGCAATCTTATGTGAAAATGTAGTTGGGTCTGCTTCTTTGCCCGCTAAACGAAGCATGTGCATTTCGTTATCGCTGTATTTGGCCACTGCTACTTCCCATCCACCTGCGGGTGTTCCACCGCGTCTAACAGTTTCAATGTCTCTAACTATTTCAGGAGCATCTGCAGGTATTGGTGGCGGTGGCGGGTTTTCTTCATTGAGAATGTCTAGATACTTTCTCATTAAACCAACACTCACGGCATCTGTCCTTCAGTGTAGGGTATTTTAAGCGGGTTTAGATCGTGCATGATATTGCCGCCGCCCATACCGCCTCCTCCTCCCATAGGCAACGGGCCTTTAAATGAGCCGCTACCGCCTCCGCTTCTTGCGGGCGCCGTTGGCGCTGGTGCTTTTGGTGCTGTGCTCTTACGATTCAACACAATGCTCATGTTTTCTGCACTCTTGGGCACATTCAACGGTTCTGTAACAGTTAGGCCCAATTCAGGTGCTAGTCGATCAACCATCTTGCGATACAGTTGAACTTTTTTAGCATCATCGTCAACTCGTCCTATAGCCAAGTGTGTGACTTCAGGATGAGTGCTCATGTATTCTTTGGTCACTGCTATCACTTGTCCCATTATGCCAGTAGTGCTGGCACCACCTGTGCCCGTGCGACCTTGACTCCATTTGCCCTGTTGATTTGTTCGTGCAAAGCCTACTTCCACAGTGTCCGGTGCTAGCTGTTTAAATCCCACTGCCATTTCACCACCCGTAGGATCACGAAAGTACGCATTGATTTGTCCTTTCTTTTGTTCCCACTCTATGTTGGCAGGCACGTCTGTGTCAAACGCTTCTAATATTTCTCTTACTCGCATCGTGTATTTATAGCATAAATACTCAATGAGGACCAGACCATGAGTGACCCACGATTTTTTAGAAAATACATAGATATCTTAAAAGAAGCTGAAATTCCGGCTCCAACACAACCCGTTGCTCCTACACAACCAACTGCTCCTACAGCACCTGCTGCTCCAACACCACCAACACCACCCCAATCGAAAACTACTACTGCTCCTACACAACCAGGGGCGAGTGCGCAAGGTGCGCAGCCAGCACAAAAATTACCTAAACTAGTAACTCCTACTGCTGAACAGCTCAAAGCCACATACAAGGATCTATCTGCATTTGGTAACGGTATAACCAGTCAAGGTCGCAGTCCAGAAGAACAAGCACAGGATAAGGCCAAATGGGATCAAGCTATTGCTCGATACACTGCTTCTATTGAAGCACTACGTCAACAGGGCAAGGCAGCAGCCGCTGATCTAAAGCAGAAACAAGTGGATCGACTCAAAGCACAGGCTGAAAAAGAATCTGATCCTGAATACTTTGGCAAACACGATCCTGACGCAATTGGCACAATAGCACAAAGTTATCCGTTTGCTCGCCTAGTTGATGCTGTGCGTGGACAAACAGGCCCAGCTTATACAGGCAAAGATGTTGACATGAGTGACGCTCCTGCAGAAAGCGGCTGGGTCAGCATAGCCAAAGCATTGACCTATCCTGCAGGACAAGCTCTGTTCTTAAACGGAGATGTAGCTCCATCACTGCTTTACAAGTTAAATCCTTGGGCTACAGATGCCGGGTTGGCGCATCAGGTTCTAGATACCCTACCAAACATTAACGACATTCGCAAGGGCAATATTGGTTAAGCACCAAGCAGCTTGGAATATCATATGACTCCAGCAGAAGAATATCGCGCATTGGCCAATCGCTTACAGGCGCTATCCGAAGCAACACCTGCTCCTCCCAGCAGCTCTATTCCCAATATTGCCACAGGACAAATGCCCGCAAGTGGCCCTGTTAGCACACCCGATCCTGCCAAGAGCCGAGCCATGCAACAACTACGTGGTCGTTGTGAATCTGTAATCAAGCGTTTGGCTGGCGCTACACAGGGTTTTGAACAAGAAATTATAGGCATGATTGAAGTACAGGTAGCAGATGATCCCGACGATGACGATCTCTACAGTTATGCTAGACTAGCTCGCATAGTAGTAGACTACAATCAATGGGACGATGCGCCCGACAATGTGCTAACGTGGAGCCTGGCCCACGAAGTTGGACACATAGTCATGGACCACAGAAAACCCCAGTCGCCACAGCATAGTCAACAGCAGGAATTGGCCGCAGACGCTTATGCCACACGCTTGTGCCTTAGTCTGGGTATTACACGAGCCCCAGCATTTAAATGGGCCAACGACAAACGTGATCGCTTGCGTAAACAACAGGATATAGGCACATTACATAAGAATAAACTGGATCAGATGAACGATCCTGCCAACGCTGACTTTTATCGTGATCAGGCCAGTCATCCCACTTATCAACAGCGTTTTGATCGTGCTGGCGAACAGGGTTTTGAATTAAGCAAGGCAGATACAGATCAGTTAGATCGTTTCCTTGCACACATGTCAAATACTGCATAAAGGAAAAACTATTATGACCACTGTTTATGTGCTGTTTGTACTTTGGCTAAGCACTGGGGAAGAGCGGGAATGGAAGAGTTACACACGCTTTGAAGAGTGCTGGGAAGTGGCCACACTCATTGTAAAAAATAAACCTGATCTAGTGGCTCGATGTGTGGCCCGTGATGTTTCGCCATAATCAGTAGCACTAGGTCGTGCGCACCGCTACCGCTCTGCGGCTTTTTTGCGCTTCGCGATTTTCTAATCTTTTCCGCTCTGCGGCTCTAATCCCCACTTGAGTTTCAACCACGCACGCTCATGCGCATAGTGCGCTAGTGTCATCCAAATATTGATCAGTATAGCGCCTGATAGGCCTGTGAATGCTGCCGTTACCAGTGTGGCCACTAGGCGCCAGCTTATGGCTCTGATTATGGTTCTGCGGTGTGTTTCTGTCATAATTTTTCCTCAAAAAAAAGCCCTAATTTATTAGGGCTGGGTTATTCGGGACCGTCCCGATAATGTATTTTTCGTCATTGATTACTGCAACATCAGTTTGGTGGATTTTCCAAATGACACATTTTACGGGTGCGCTTATACATAGTATTTCCTCCCTTGTTGCATACTTATTTATGTTTTATTCAAGTACTGTACCGACTTTTGATCTTGTGGCTAGTACGTTCTCCTACTGCTAGAACACACACTATGCGCTCATCCATTATTTCTATCAAGGTCCAAGCGCCCGTTTCGGCATTTTCCGTTAGCACAAGATCAGTTTTTTGACTAGGGCTGTGACCGGTCCAAACTGGTACTTCATTAAACTTTTCACTCAATGCGCCCAATATTGCGTCACGTTCATCACAGACTAAGATTTTGCGCATTTGAAATTCAGCGTTGGTGCTGGCCATGGGTAGCGCAAAGGCCATGGCTAATAAGAGTTTTTTCATGATTATGTTCCCAGTGCCAGTTATTTATAAGTAATGTATGACTGATACAAATCCTATCAACGACCCCCGGTATTCTGCACCTAGCCCTGACGCCGACTGGCGCAGACACTTTGAATTCAAGCCCTGGTTTACTGAGCCTGCTCCGGTGTTTCAATTAGACCCGTTGTTAGTATCAGTTAAGCCTGAATGGCAAATAGACCCTGTACTGCACAAGTGGTCAAGCCCATTGAAGAAGAAATAATGTGCGATGTTTGTCCCAGCGAAAGGCCACACATGCTTCGCTGGCTTTTTGTAGTTCTGTTTGAGCCCAAGTCCATTTGACCCAGTGTGCGCCCACATATTGATTTAGCCAATTCTCTAGCAATTGACTGTTGTTGATCCAGTCAACTTGGCTGTCATAATTGGGCCAGGGCACTACTGCCAAGTGCTCAAATATAGAATATTCGGGGAACATTCTCTGCATCTAATATTTATTAGCACAGGAATTTTTTATTCTTTGGTGTAGTACTCGTAGTTAACGCTGGTAGTATTTTCTCTACGTACCTTAGCACCATTTTTCAAATGAAAGCGTCGAGCCATTTCAGTTTGAGGGCTGAGCGTAACTATATTTTTTAAGTTAGGAAAGTCTTTGACCAACCAATCAGCTGCTTCGCGTAACAGTCTAGCACCGGCACCTGGAGCATATGACCAAATGGTGTAAAAAACTGCTGTTGTGGCTTCTTGCGGTTTTTGTTCTAGGTCTTGTTCGTCTTCGGGTACTGCATCGGTCCAGGTCATACAGGTAACGGCCAACACACGTTCTGCTTCACGTAACATTAATATTTCACTGCGATCGTTAACACGCTGTTCAATAGGAATGTGAGGACGAACTGGATCATTTTTAACATGATCAATAAGAGGGTCAGTGGTAGTGCGTAGATGGTACAACATGATAAGTGTTTCTTTGGGTTATTATATACGTACTTATCAATTGCTGGTAAAAACCGTCAAAAACAGTTTAGACTTCAGTGGTAGGCAAGTTGTTTAACAAATCTCTAAGTTTACTACTGCCAACTTCACTGCGTACCTTTGGTGCAGCTCCAAGGCTGTTAGGATTAACTTCACCTGTTGAAGGATCGACTGTGGCACGTTGTTTAATCTGATTGAGTAAGGTAGTGCCTGCACTGCTAGGAGCATTACTGTGATCTTCAACAAGGTCAGTGATGCGTAGTGTATCAATGTTAAACTCTAGGTCAATCTTTTGACCAACACCACTTGAACTACGTGTCTTCATTAGTTGTATTTGATAGCGTCCACGCTCGCGCATAGCACGTGACGTAAAGATACCAAACACATTATCTGCTGTTTGAATCTTACTTAATCCGCCTGAAATATGACTGTGATCAAATTCAACTTCTTCAACTGCACCACGATTTAATTGTGCCGCAGTAACTAGTACACAGTTCTTTTCAACTGCTAGATTACGCAATTCTTCTGATACAAATTTGTCTTTGATAAAGAGATTTTCTGCTGAAATTTTACGGCTTATAGGCATAAGCAAATCCAAGTAATCAACTAATAGTATGTCGATTTTACGCCCTAGTTTAATTTCATATTCTTTCAAGTACGCACGAATGTCGTTGACAGTTTTACCGCTAGGCATATATTTGACCTGTAGTTGGCCTGATTTTTTACCTATCATTTTGACTTTCATTTCTACATCATCAATGCTTTTAAAAATCTCTCTAGTAGGCACTCCAGTTACCATTGCGTCGATACGCATACTGACAAGTTCTTCACTAAGTTCTAATGTTAAGTAAAGTACATTTAATCCGCTAAGAGCATAATTGACACCAAGATTAGCCAAAAATAAGGATTTACCAGCACCTGAACCGCCCGCCCAA